CGCGTCTCGTGGGCTCGGAGATGTGTATAAGAGACAGACTTAGGCGAGAGGTGGTGAGCCCGTTGTGGCAAAAGGCAAATATCAGCGGTGGCTGGAGCCGGACGGGCTCCTGCTGCTGGAGGGCTGGGCTCGGGATGGGCTGACAGACGAGCAGCTTGCCGAAAAAATGGGAATAAACCCCGCAACCTTGTACGATTGGAAGAATAAGCATCCCGAGATTTCCGAGGCCCTAAAAAAGGGCAAGGAAATCGTGGATATCCAGGTGGAAAACGCCCTCTTAAAACGGGCCTTGGGCTATGAGTACATGGAGGAGCGGGCGGAGATCAGCGAAAAGGACGGCCGGAAGGTCATCCAGACCGTGAAGCAGGTCATACCAGACACGGCGGCGCAGATTTTCTGGCTGAAAAACAGGCGGCCGGACAGGTGGAGGGACAAGCCCCAGGAGAAGGCGGAGACTGTGGCCCAGGCTGATGAAATGACCCTGTCCGACAAGCTGGCGGCCATCAGAGAGGCGGCGAGGACGATTGACAACTAACGAGCTGGCCCGGTTGGCCGTCTGGTACAACCATCTCAGGGACACCAGCAACGACACTTTTATGCCGCTGTTTTCCTGCGAAAGCCGCTATCTGGTGCTCAAGGGCGGAGGCGGCTCTGGCAAGTCCATCTTCGCCGGGCGCAAGGTGCTGGAGCGCTGCGTTTCCGAGCCGGGCCACCGGTTCTTGGTGTGCCGCAAGGTGGCGCGGACGCTGCGGGAGAGCTGCTTTGCACAGCTCCGTGGGCAGATTTCCGAGCACTATCCCGACAGCGGGGCCGTGGTCAACCGGGGAGAGCTGCGCATCGTATTTCCCAACGGCTCCGAGATACTCTTTGCCGGATTGGATGACGTCGAAAAGCTCAAATCCATCTATGACATCACCGGGATCTGGATTGAGGAGGCGTCGGAGCTGCTGGAGGCCGACTTTAACCAGTTGGACATCCGCCTGCGGACACAGTGCCCCTACTACCTCCAGATGATTCTCACATTCAACCCGATCAGCATTACACACTGGCTCAAGGGGCGGTTCTTCGATCGGAGCGACTCCCGGGCCACGGTGCACGAGTCCACCTACAGGGACAACCGCTTTCTCACCCAGGAGGCGGTGCGGACGCTAGAGGCGTTCCGCGACACAGACGAGTATTATTACATGGTCTACTGCCTGGGCCAGTGGGGCGTCACCGGAAAGACCGTATTTGATGCCAAGGCCGTGACCGCCCGGCTGCTGGAGCACATCCAGCCGGTGCGGGTGGGGTATTTCGCCTATGACTACGACGGGCGGGCGGTATCCGGTATCCGGTGGGTGGACGACCCGGGGGGCTTTATCAAGGTCTACCGGGCGCCGGAGGCGGGCGTGCCCTATGTGGTCGGCGGAGACACCGCCGGGGACGGCTCGGACAGCTTTGTGGCCCAGGTGCTGGACAACTGCACCGGGGAACAGGTGGCCGTCCTCCGACACCAGACCGACGAGGATCTGTACTCCATGCAGGTGTATTGCCTGGGCATGTGGTACAACACCGCGCTGGTGGGTGTGGAGGCCAACTGGAGTACCTACCCTATCCTGACGCTGGAGCGGCTGGGCTATCCCAACCAGTACGTCCGGGAGGTGCTGGACGACTACACCCACGGCATCAAGCGGTCGTTCGGTTTCTGGACATCGACAAAAACACGCCCGGTCATCCTCTCCGAGCTGATCCGGGCCGTGCGGGAGGACATTACCATCGTGTCCGACGAGACCACGTTGCAGGAGATGCTCACCTTTGTGCGGGGCGAGGACTACAAGCCAAGGGCCGAGGAGGGCGCGCACGACGACTGCGTTATGGCCCTGGCAATTGCCCACCACATCCGCCCGCAGCAGAGATACACCGTGGAGGCCGGCCGGAAGGCTGGCGGCGCGGTGTGGGACGACTCCATGTGGGAGGACTATAACAACGCAGGCCCGGAGGAGCGGGAATACCTGATCAAGAAATGGGGGGAGCCCAAACGATGAAAAAGAGAGACAAAGACCGGCTGCGGCTGTGGCAGGACAGGCTCGGGCGGGCCAACGCGGCATATGAGCCGGAGCTGTCCAAAATGGACGGGCGGGAGGAGCTGTACCAGGGCTGCAGCCGCATCCGGCCCATCGTTTGTACCGCCCGGAAGAAGGAGACCCCCCACGTGCGCAACCTGTGCGCCGAGATGATCGAGAGCCAGGTGGACAGCAACATCCCCCAGCCCAAGGTCACGCCCCGGCGCAGAGAGGACGAGTGGCGGGCCAAGCTCATCGAGGACATGCTCCGCAACGAGTTGGACCGGCTGCCCTTTGAGCAGATGAACGACATCATGGAGCGCACCATCCCCATCCAGGGCGGCGGGGCCTTTTTGGTGGAGTGGGATAACAGCAAGGCGGGAAGCGCCACCGTGGGAGAGCTGGCCGTCTCCACCCTCCACCCAAAGCAGATCATCCCCCAGGCCGGGGTTTACACCGGCGTAGAGGATATGGACTACATCATTCTCAAAATTCCGCAGACCAAGGGGTACATCAAGCGCACCTACGGCGTGGACGTGTCTGAGGAGGCAGAGGAGGAGCCGGACGTCAAGGGCGGCAGCGGCGAGGGCACGGCGGACGACATGGTGACCCAGTATGTGGCCTACTACCGCAACCCGGACGGGGGGATTGGCCTGTTTTCCTGGGTGAACGACACGGCGCTGGAGGACTTGGAGGACTATCAGGCCCGGCGGCTGCGCCGGTGCGCCCGGTGCGGCGCGGTGGAACCCCTGGAGGCTGAGCCGGTGGATGCCCCGGCGGACAAGGGGCTGCTGCCCGGCATGACCCCCGACGGGGCGGGCGCGGGGCCGGACGGCACGCCCACCGGGCGGCGGGGCAAGCGGAAGGTCTGCCCCTACTGCGGCGGCGACAAGTGGGAGGAGGCCAAGGAGGAGTACGAGGAGGTCTATGTCCCCATACCCCGCAGCGACGGCACCGAGATTCCGGGGGCGCGGCCGGTGGAGGTTGTCACCGATACAGTGGACGAGCTGGGCTTGCCCGCGGTGGCGGTGGTGCAGGAGCCGACCCGGATTCCCTTCTACAAGCCGGACATCTACCCGGTTATCCTCCAAAAAAATGTGAGCGTGTACGGCAGGTTCCTGGGGGACAGCGATCTGGACAAGATTGCCGACCAGCAGAACACCACCAACCGCATCGAGGCCAAGATTATAGACAAGCTCACTAAATCGGGCAGTTACATCAGCCTCCCCAACGACGCCAAGATCCGCTACGACGAGGAGGACATGAAGAAGATCTATCTCTCCAGCCCGGCGGACAAGTCCTATCTGGACGTGTACGACCTCCAGGGGGATATTGAGCAGGACATGGCCTATCTGGCGCAGGTATACGAGGAGGCGCGGCAGGTCATCGGAATCACCGATTCCTTCCAGGGCCGCAAGGATTCCACCGCCACCAGCGGGACGGCCAAGGAGTTCTCCGCTGCCCAGGCCGCCGGACGGCTGGAGTCAAAACGGGTCATGAAGAATGCGGCCTACGCGGCGCTCTTTGAGGCCATGTTCAAATTCAAATTGGCCTATGCCGACGAGCCGCGGCCTGTGGTCTCCCACGACATCGAGGGCAGGGCCGAGTACCGGCAGTTCAACCGCTACGACTTCCTGGAGCAGGACGAGACGGGGGAGTGGCGGTGGATTGATGATTTCCTCTTTTCCTGCGACACATCCGCCCCCCTTGCCAACAACCGGGAGGCCATGTGGCAGGAGACGCGGATGAACCTCCAGACCGGGGCGTTCGGCGACCCGACCAACCTCAAGACCCTGATCCTTTTTTGGACGAAGATGGAGCTGCTGCACTATCCGGGCGCGGGCGACACCAAGACCTATCTGGAGCAGGAGTACCAACAGCAGCAGGCCATGATGCAGCAGCAAATGGCAATGCAGCAACAGCAGATGCAGATGCAGGCGGTGCAGGACACCGTATCCAGGGCGCGGGAGGACGCGGCCAGGGATGCACAGTCCATAGGCCCGCGGGCGGCCACAAGGGCCGCCCCTACGATGTCAGTAGGACAGGGACAGCCCGGCCCCTAAATGGGGCCCCCGCGCGAGCCCAGCAAGAAACGCGGAGCCGTCGTGAGCAGCGGCACAGTGAGCCGCGCAGACCGGAAAACAGGACGGGCGGAGCCCGGCGGCATTTCCGGCGGAGCGGGGAACAGTGGCCGCGTCGTGAACAGGCGCAGCGTGACAGGAAGCGCGTAGCGTGACAAAAGCGGGGCGTGTGGGGAACATAGTTTGCGACGACGAGCGCACGCCAACAGCGAAGAAATGGCAAATCCAGGAGAAAGGAGGTGCGCAGTATGGCGAACGGATACATCGGCAAGGTCAGCCACAGCGGTGTGCAGAAGGTCACCGCCCCCAACCCCGCCACGGGAAAGAAGGGGAACGGCACAGTCAAGAAGGGCAACGACCTGAGAACGGGCAAGTAATAGGGTGAAAGGAGAACACACACATGGAAATCAACTACGGCGCGGTGTTTGATGTAGAGGTGCCGGAGACTACCACAGGCGCAGAAGAGACGGAGGCCGCCGAACCGTCGGAAAATGACACCACTACAGCCGCCGCACAAGGCGCAGAAGAGCAGGAGGCCGCCGCCCCTGCCGTAGAGGAAACGGAAGAGTCCGAACAGCCTCAGACGGAGGCGCCGGAGCAGGAACCCAAAACCGACCGCGATGCACAGTTTGCCGCAGCCCGCCGCAAGGCGGAGGCGGAGCGGGACGCCGCCATTGCCCAGGCCAAAGAGGACGCGCAGAAGCAGGTGGATGAGTTTTTCAAGAACTCGGGGCTGATGAACCCGTACACCGGGCAGCCCATCACCACCAGAGCGGAGTATGAGGCATACCGGGAGCGATTCGAGGCCGACCAGAAGGCCAAGCTCATGGAGAAGGCGGGCATTACCCAGGAGGAGTTCCAGGCGTTTGTCCAGGGCCTCCCGGAGGTGCGGGCGGCCCGGCAGGCCAAAGCCGAGGCGGAGGCCGCCGCAAGGCAGGCCAGAGAGCAGGAGGCAAAGGCAAGGGTGGACGAGCAGCTCCGGCAGATTCAGGCCATCGACCCCACGGTCAAGGAGCTGGGTGATCTGGCGAAGCTGGACACTTATCCCAAGCTGTACGACATGGTCAAGCGGGGCTACTCCATCCTGGACGCCTACCGTCTGGCGAACTATGACACGCTGACCCAGCGGGCCGCGGAGGCCAGCCGGAAGGCGGCCATCAACTCCGTGCAGAGTAAGCAGCACCTGAAAGCCACCGAGAGCCGCGGCGGCGGGGCGATCCCCGTGCCCGACAGCGTCCTTGAGGAGTACCGGGCCCTGAACCCCGGCGCGACCAAAGAGGAGATCCAGAAGCACTATCAAAGCTACATGAAGAACAGCCGAAAGGAGCAATAAAATGGCATTTCTCATTCAGCAGGTAGACGGGGGCAGAATCCCCGGCATCGAGTACCTGCCCGCAGGAGCCATCACCCCTAAAGTGGGTATGGCCCTGACACAGACAGGGGGCAATCTGGCGGTGGCCAGCGGCACCACTACCCCCACCTACATCAGCATGGTAGAGAAGGAAACGGCCTGCACCGCGGGAGACATCATCCCCGTGCTGCGGGTGCTGCCCGATATGATGTTTGAGACCACCTTCCAGGCCGACGCATCGGCCATCAAGCTGGGCGACAAGGTGACGCTGCACACCGACGGCCTACAGGTCACCGCCACCAAGACGAACGGCGTGGCCGAGGTGGTTGGAATGGACGGCACCGCCGCATCCGACCGGGTGCGCGTCCGGTTCCCCGCCGTGGTGAACATCACGCAGAGCGGCGGTTAACAGAAGGGAGAGAAGATATATGGCTGGCATTACGTTTACCGAGGGCTCCGGCCTCCAGGATAGCATTTTTGGCAAGTCCCAGGCTCCGATCCGCATGTTCCTAGAGAAGCGGGGCGAGGCGTTCGAGCAGCAGAGCATGCTCAAGGAGCTGTTCAACATGGAGAGCTCCAACAAGTGGGCCGAGAAGATGGGCACTATGACCGCCATGGAGGGCTTCCAGCCCGTGGGCGAGAACGGAACCTATCCCCTGGACAGCATGCAGGAGGGCTTCGACAAGACCCTGGAGCACATGACCTGGAAGGACTCCTTCTCCATGTCCCAGGAGATTGTGGAGGACGCAAAGCTGATGGATCTGCGAAAGCGGCCCGCACAGTTCATCGCCGGGTATTACCGCACCCGGGAGAAGTTCGGCGCTGCCCTGTACGGCGCGGCCATCACGGGCAAGACTTCCGTCAGCTTCCACGGCCGCACCTTTGACGCCAAGGGCGCGGACGGCAAGGCCCTGTTCGACAAGGCCCACCCCTCTGCCCTGGAGCGCAACAAGGGTACCCAGTCCAACCAGTTTGCGGACGCCTTCTCCAACGACGCCCTGGGCGCTATGGAGACGGCCATGCAGGACTTCCGTGGCGACAACGGCGAGATCCTGGACGTGGCCCCCGACACCATCCTGATCCCCAACAACTACAAGCTCAAGAAGGACGTGTTCGCCGCCATCGGCGCGGACAAGGACCCCACCACCTCCAACAACGGCTTTAACTATCAGTATGGCCGGTGGTCGGTGATCATCTGGCCCTACCTCAACCAGTTCATTACCGCCGATACGTCCCCCTGGGTGCTGCTGGACAGCCGGTACAACGAGCAGTACGGTGGTGCCATGTGGTTTGACCGCGTGCAGCTCAACGTGCGCAGTGAGATTGACCCCGGCAACGACGCCAACGTGTGGAAGGGCCGCGCCCGGTTCACCGCGGGCTTCAACGATTGGCGCTTCGCCGCGGTGGGCGGCGTAAGTGGCGGCACTCAGCTTATCAGCGGCTGACAGCACAAAGGCCGGGCGGCGGGTTTGCCGCCGCCCGGTTTTCAGATAGGAGGGATAGCATGACCGTAGCTCAGGTGATACAGGCGGTGGACGAGGTCAAGCCGAACGCCTTTTCCAACGAAGAAAAGACCCGGTGGCTCAATGAGGTGGAGGGAATGGTGCAGACGGAGGTGCTTCTGTTTGCCAGCGAGGAGGTCATCACCTACTCCTACGAGCAGGACAAGGACGCGGAGCTCCTGGTACAGCCGCCCCACGACAAGCTCTATCCGGCCTATCTGGAGGCCCGTGTGGACTACGCCAACGGGGAGTATGAAAAGTACCAGAACACGATGCAGATGTTCAACGCCTTTTTCGGCGAGTTTATCCGGTGGTTCGCCCTGACCTACAGCCCGGCGGACACCCACGGGGAGGTCTACTATGGAGTGTAACGAACAGGGAAAGCGCTGGCGCGGCTACTATATCACCGCCTACGGAATCGCCGTTAAGCACGGATTCAAGGGCACGGAGGCGGAGTGGCTGGAGACGTTGAAGGGCGACAAGGTACAGCTCCGCTACAACGAGGACACCAAGACTCTGGAATGGAAATATGAGGACGCGGACGAATGGCTCGAACTCATGGATATCAATGCGCTCCAGGGAGAGGTCGTCACAGAGGTGCTCGAACAGGCTACCGCCGCAAAGGAGGCGGCGGAAACAGCACAGGCGGGTGCGGAAGCGGCGCAGGAGGCCGCCGAGTCGGCCCGGACGGGTGCGGAAACCGCCGCGGCCTCTGCGGCGGAGCAGGCGGCAGCCGCCGGAAAGAGCGCCACTGCTGCGGCGCAGGATGCGCAGAATGCCGCAGCCGCGAAGACGGGAGCGGAGAGCGCGAGAGACGCCGCAGAGGCAGCAAAGAGCAAAGCGCAGGAATCGGCGGCTTCTGCTCAGGAGAGCGCCGCCACGGCGCGGCAGGAAGCAGGGAAGGCCGTGGACAGCGCCGCGGCGGCGGCGGGCAGCGCAGAAGATGCGGCGAAAAGCGCGGAGGCAGCGGAAGCTGCTCAAAAGGCGGTATCGGATTCGGCCACAGCGGCAGAGGCCGCGCGCAAGGCGGCAGAGGCGGCCGCGGCCCAGGCGGCCGGAGATGCGGATGCCGCAGAGGAAAGCGCATTGGCAGCAGCGGGCAGCGCCTCCACGGCGTCCCAAAAGGCGGAAGATGCGGGCGCGAGCGCGGCAGCGGCGGCGGGAAGTGCATCTCAGTCTTCCGAAAGCGCGGCCCAGGCAGGCAAGAGCGCAGAGGGGGCGGCGGCCTCCAGAGACGCTGCGGTTATGGCCCAGGGCAAGGCGGAGACTGCACGGACGGCGGCGGAATCCGCAAAGACAGCCGCAGAGGCGGCGAGAGATTCCGCGGTCACGGCTTCGGAGACGGCGGTGAGTGCGAAGGAAACCGCAGTCAGCGCCAAGAACGGCGCAGAGGCGGCGGCTGGAAATGCAAGTGATTCCGCCGGAGAGGCTGCGGCCAGCGCGGAGCTGGCCGGGCAAAAGGCTGCCGCGGCGGAGAAGAGCGCGGAAGCGGCTGCCGCCAGCGCCGCGTCCATCGGTCAGGCGGAGGAAAACGCCGCGGCATCCGCCACGGAGGCGGAGAGCTGGGCGGTGGGCGGCACCGGAACGCGGGAAGGGGAGGACACCAACAACGCCAAATACTGGTCTGCACGGGCCCAGGACGCGGCGGGCGGCGGTGTGACCTCCTTCAACAACCGGACAGGAGCGGTGAAACCGGCCAAGGGAGATTACACCGCCAGTCTGGTGACCTTCACCGACGGACAGACCTTCCAGGAGAAGTATGAATCCGGAGAGCTGACAGGCCCCGCCGGAGCAGACGGCGCGCCAGGTTCCCCCGGCCCAGCCGGGGCACCGGGCGAACAGGGGCCTCCGGGTAAGGACGGGGCGCAGGGGCCTGCTGGCCCGGCTGGCCCCACGGGCCCCCAGGGGCCAAAAGGTGATCCCGGAGAGGCCGGTGCGGATGGAGCACAAGGCCCACAGGGCCCTGAAGGGCCTGCTGGGCCGACGGGCCCGAAGGGGGACCCTGGACAAGATGGGCCCGCTGGCCCGGCCGGAGCAGATGGGGCACCTGGTAAGGATGCAACAATAAACGGTGTAAACGCTCTGACCATTCAGGGCGGCACACGGGTGAAAGCGACTCAACAGGGAAACACTCTGACATTGGATACACCGGATGCCGTCACTGTTCCCGGCGGCGGCACGATGCAGATGGGGGAGAGCCTGGGCAACGGCCCCTACACCATCGAAGTAACCGAAGACGGAGAGGGCGGCGACCTCTCCGCCGAATATGTGGGCTACAGCAACACAGGCAGCGGCCTGGAGGCTACAAACGTGCAGGGGGCTATCGACGAGCTGGCGGGGAAGGGCGGAGGCGAATACCTCCCTTTGACTGGCGGGACTATGACGGGTCCGCTCACTTTAAGCGGGCTGCCGACCAGCGAAAACCACGCCGCCAACAAGCAGTATGTGGATGGCTTGGTTGGTGACATCAATGCCATGCTGGATGCCATCAACGGGGAGGTGGTGTGATGTGGGCACTGCTGCGGATAAGCTAACCTATTTACAGGAGACGAAAGAGGCAATTCGGAAAGCAATTGAGGCGCAGGGGGGGACTGTGGCCGCGGGGCTCCCATTTCGTCAATATGCGGGATATATCACGCGCCTCACCCCGCCGAATGCTTTGGCGGTATCGGACGGTGATGTACAGGTTACCTGTAAGCTGGGCCACCCAGTACGGGTAGATGGGCCATTAGCCTACCCAACGGGTAAGACCTACTATCTGTCGCTAGAAGGGGACGGACTCCCTGAGATTGGGAATATGCGCTGCCCTAAAGGGGCGATTCTCTTAATTACCCCTCTATCGGCAGGAGGGAAAATCGCTGTAGAGGGTGGAGCGGAGGCACTTGGCACATCCTCTGATGGCGGCCAGACATACCGAATAACAGGAGATTTTCTGATTTTTAGCTCAGGTGGTATGCACAGCGGCTGGAGCATCAACTAAAGTAGATAACTACACGCACCACCTTCTTGGAGACATAAAAAGCCACCCCCATCGGAGGGGGTGGCATGGACCAATGAAAGGTGAGGGGGTAAAAATGTTGGTCCGCGAAGTCATTATAGCATCCTGGAAGAGAATAGGCAAGCCTTCTAAGAAAGAGGAAGTGACGAATCAGTATGAAAAGAATCGACTTTGACAAGTACACCACCGCGGTCGCCAGCATCGGCATGTGGCAATGGGTGGAGGTGTAGCACATGGCTATCGTTGTAAACGGCAAAAAAGTTGCCGGGGTGGGCCTGCCTGGCAAGAGCGCCTATCAGGCGGCGGTTGACGGGGGCTTCACCGGCAACGAGCAGGAATTTAATGAGAGTTTGGCGAAGAGGAACATCGCCATCCGTCGGAACCTGCTGGACAACTGGTACTTCGTGGGCGGCGGCTCCCAGCAGGGCGGCGGGCAGTTCCCCATTAACCAGAGGGGGGAAACGAGCCGTTCCGGTTCAGGGGGGTTTATAGACAGATGGAAGCTGAGTGGGGAAGGCACTGCAACGCTGGGCAGCGATGGAATCACTTTAACTGCTACAACAGGGAATCTGGAATTCATGCAATTTTTGGGCATTCCAAATGACCGTCTATTGGGAGAAACAGTTTGCCTCTCTGGACTGGTTGATGGAGACCTGCTATCGATGTCCACGTCTGCCCCGGAAGAAAAACCGAGTGCGTGGACAAATATCATAAACATTATCAAACCGTTTGGATTTGTCCAGTTTAATTATGACAATACGGCGGACAGGTTTTTTTGTAGCGCTATCGTCTCGGCAGGCAACAGCGTACTCCTGCAAGCATCTAAGCTGGAGCTTGGCTCCACCCAAACCCTCGCTTACCAGGACGAGGAGAGTAATTGGAAGCTCTTTGAGACGCCGGATTATGCCGGGGAGCTGGCTCGGTGCCAGAGGTATCTACTGGTTTTGCCTGGATTCAACACATTGTTTTCAAATATTGGGGTTGGTTCGTTCTTTTCGGAAACAGAGGCGGAAATCACAATACCAACACCTACTACGATGCGGATTATGCCGACATGCGCAGCCACAGGGAATTGGCTTCTGAGAGGCGGTGGGCAACTTATAAATGTAGAAGCGGGTGCATCAAATTTCTTCGTCCAGCAGATGTCCTCAAACGCAGTGAGCATGATAATCAACGGATTGTCTGGGTGCCCAGCAAATCAAGCTACCCAGCTCTTACGAAGTAATAACAGCACGGCCAAGATTACACTTTCCGCCGAACTATAGGAGGTGACCACCATGGACTACACACTCGAACCATACATCGTCTATGTTCAGACAGACGAGCAAGGCCGCATTACCGCCGTCAATAGCTCCGCCTTTGTCTCCACCGACTGGGGCACGGAGATTGACCGAGGCTACGGCGACAAATATCACCACGCCCAGGGAAACTATTTGGATGGGCCGGTCTACACCATGGACGGGATACCCCGGTACAAGCTGGAGGAGGGGGAGGCTGTAGAGCGCACCGAGGAAGAAATTGAGGCCGACCGGGCCGCGCTTCCCGAGCCGGAGCCGGAACCCCAGCCGCCCCTCGCAGAGGACATCACTCTGGACATGCTGTCCGAGCACGAGGCGCGGCTGTGTATGCTGGAGCTGACTACCACCGCTGCCACATGAGAAAGGAGACGCCATGACAACCGTATACAACCTCTGCAAGCTGCTCATTGACCGGGGCCGCACCGACGGCCTCCAGGAGAAGATGGATGTCTACCTGGCCGCCGACCGGCTCACCCCCGAGGAGTACCAAGAGCTGGCCGGGCTACTGGCCCCGGAACAGTAATCAACAGCGGGATCGCTGGATAAAAGGATGTGAATCAAATGAGTAAGCTCATTACATACATCCCGCTCTCGTCCGTGGAGCGGATTGAACTGAGAGTCACCAACTGCCGCAAGACGCTCTCTCAGGTCAAGGCTGAAACAAAGGCTCATTACGTGCTCAATGGCGGCATGTGGAACCCAGACGGCACCCCCTGCCCGCTGCTTAAGGTGGGCGGGGCGATGCTCTCCGGCACGCCCTGGCGGCCGATGGGCTACGCCTGGGACAAGGGGCCTGACATCCGCATGACCTCCGAGTACAGGGGAGCGGCCAACTTTATCGCTGTGACCGCCCTCGTTACCTCCGGTAAGCCGGTGGATAAGCCCTCCTACGGATCAGCCCAGGGAGGCAAGAGGGGGCGCAGCGCCATTGGCCTGCGTGGTGGCAGTCTGGCCCTCTATTGCTCTGGCGATGGGACCGGAGACGCAGCCACGCCGGAAACTCTGCGGGACGAGCTGGCCGGGCTGGGCTGGGCCTCCGCCGTTATGCTGGATGGGGGCGGCTCCAGCCAGTGCGACTTTGGCGGAGAGCGCATCACCGCCAGCCGCAAGGTGCACAACTGGATTTGCGTGTATCTCAAGCAGGCGGGGCAGGCACCGCCGGACAAGGAGGAGAGTATGGGCAAGTACAAAGTGACGCCCAGCATCGGCGTCAACATCCGAAGCGGCCCCGGCACCAGTTACGGCAAGGTGGGGGCGTACCCCATGGGCACGGTGGTGGACGTGCTGGAGGTCCGGGACGGCTGGGGCAGGACGACCAAGGGCTGGGTGTCCCTGGCCTATCTGGAGGCCGTGGAGGGCCCTCAGAGGGCCACTGACACGGGCCTCGCCATCCAGGAGCATATCATCTCCGATGGGCGTGAAAACCGGCCGGGCAGGGACACCAACCCGGACACCTACATCACCATCCATGAGACCGGCAACACGGCTAAGGGCGCTGACGCCGCGGCCCACGGGGCCTATCTGGACAGCGCCGCCGGGGAGGATGCTCTGGTGAGCTGGCACTACACCGTGGACGACCACGCCATTGTCCAGCACCTGCCCGACTACGAGACGGCCTACCATGCCGGGGACGGCAAGGACGGGCCGGGCAACGCCACCAGCATCGGCATCGAGATCTGCGTCAACGCCGGGGGCGATTTTGCCCAGGCTCAGGCCAATGCCGCCAGCCTGGTGCGCCAGCTCATGGAGGAGCACGGTATCCCCATCGACCGAGTGGTGCAGCATGCCCACTGGAACGGCAAGGACTGCCCCAAGACCATCCGGGCCACCACCGGGGCCTGGGAGGGCTTCTTGGCTCTGTGCCGGGGAAAGACGGCCGGTGTGTCCGAACTGGGTGCCGCTGTGGACAAGCTGGCTGCCGCTGGGCTTATTAACAGCCCGGATTACTGGAAGGGCGGGGTATACTCCGCCGCAAACGTGCAGGCACTCATCATCAAGTGGGCGGCCTCGCTTTGAGAAAGGAAGGTACATGACATGATCAACTGGAAAGTCAGACTGAAGAGCCCCGCGTTCTGGACGGGGCTCATCGGCGTGCTCGGCGCGTTTGCGGTGGGTATGGCACAGCTCTTTGGGGTGGACATCACCGCCGAGGCCGGGAGCTGGCAGCAGGCGCTCACTGCCCTGGTCACGGCCGTATTTGGCGTGCTGGCCCTGGTGGGTGTTACCACCGACCCAACCACTAAAGGGCTGGGGGATAGCGCACAGGCCCTCACCTACCACAAGCCAAAGGACGACAGGGAGGGCTGAGTATGCCCGAAAACGATTGCCCTATCAATGGGGTAAATTGTGTGTCCATCGCCCGCGTGGAGGCACTGGAGCGGGCGTTAGAGGCACAGAAGCAGCATAGCTCACTTGCGCGCGAAAAAATCTATGATCGGCTGGGTGAGCTGGAACGTGGTATGGCCACGGTTACCACACAGTATGGCAATATCATCGACCGGCTGTCCTCAATGTCGGCCGACCTGAACGCCTTGAAAGAGAAGCCGTCCAAGCGGTGGGAGGCAGTTGTGGCGGCTATCATTACGGGTGTGGTGGGCTATCTGTTGGCCCAGATCGTGGGGTGATTACATGCCGAGTAATCTGCTGAGCGCGGACACCGGGTTTCCGGATTTAATGGGGAACCAGAGCACGGATGAGAAGTTCCGCATGGTGAGCGATTACCTATACATGCTGCTGGAGCAGCTTCGCTACTCAATGGCGAATCTTGGGCGGGAAAACTTCAACGACACCGCCTTTCAGGAGATTGCGGGCCTGATTACGGAGCCGGTTTATATCCAGCTCAAGGACGTGGAGGGAAACCTGTCCTCTCTGACGGTGACCGCGGAGCAGTTGATTTCCCGCATGACGGATGCGGAGGGAAACATTTCGGTTCTACAGCAAACCTCCACCAGTTTGACCAGCCAGGTGAGCGACCTGGAGGGGAACGTCTCCACATTGCAGCAGTCGTCCAAGGCGCTGGAGGTGCGGTTGACAAACGCGGAGGGGGACCTGTCCCGCATCACGGTAACCGTGAACGGCATCACACAGTCGGTCAGCGACCTTGAGACCGGTCTAAGCCAAACCCTGCGCATAGCCCCCAATGGGGTAACCATCACCAACGCCAGCGGGGACACCCTCACCATCGACGGCGGACAGATTGACGCCACAAACCTGAACCTGTCCGGGCATATCACATTCAACGATTTCAGCTCCCGGTTGCAGGACGACTTCGATCATGTGGAGCAGACCGCGCAGGATGCCTATGATATCGCCGACAAAAACCGGCTGCCCAATTACATCAAATCGACTTACATTGATTCCACGGAGATCCGAAGCCCCACCATCAAGGCCAATGAGTTCAGCGTATACCCGCAGGCGGCGGGCGGCGGCAGCTTCAATATGTATGGTCAGTATAACGGTAGTCTATACCACATGCTGGAGATTTCCTATTTCGCAGGCAGCGCCCCATCCGTCGATTTCTCCTCCCCTGCGGGCGCTTTGGCGACGTGGGATTTTCTGTCCACCACTGTACGCGGCAGCGTCGATTTCAGCAATGCAAATGTGTACGGACTGGACGTGGAAGCCGTGTTCGCATAGGAGGAGGAAGTATGGCAAGTTTGAGTCTGAGCGGCGGTGAAGAGGAGTTTGGCTGGAGGATTACGGGGCTGGGCTCTGCCTTTAACCAGGCCAACGGCTATGTGGAGGCTGGCATCACAAAGTATCAGTTTACGCACTCATCCAGCAGTATTTCAGGGGTAGTGGACAGTGTGCGGGCCCCCGCCTCCGGGGGCTCCACCTCCACAACCCGGCGGTGGGTGGGCTACGACCCCGGTACCTACGATTTTTGGGGCTACACGCGGGTCAAGGATGGAACGTACTGGCCGGCCGGTTCCGGTACGGTTACGGTGGAAAGCCCGGCGGCGCAGAGGCCGGACGACTGGGACTGGTCTTCTGTGATCCAGGCCGGGCGTCCGGTGCGGATCTCCGCCTATGAGTGGAACCAGTTCTGCAACCGAATCAACGATTTCAGGCTTTATGTCGGGCTGCCGGAGTACGGGGCCTTTGAACGGGCCTATTCCGGAGATCCGATTACCGCTGAAATCGTGGAGCATGCGGTCTACGCGATCCGGGCGATGAACCCGCCCGTCTCTACCCCCCGCGCCCCGGCCAGGGGCGACCTGATGCGGGCGAGCATTTTTCTGGATCTGATGGACTCTCTCAATTCAATTTGACTAAGGAGGCACAAGTATGAACGACGCGCGGAACGAAATCAATAACGCCTACAATTTGCTGGCGGCCCTTCCGGTGCGGGGCGACGCGGTGGACGTGGTCGCGGCCTGCCGGATGGCGCTGCGCCGGGCCCTAGAGCTGCTGGCCTCCCAGCAGTACGGCGAGACAGAGTCCGGCGGGGACGCGAAGGAGGAGTGAGCATGCTCCCGGATATGGTACATGCCGACGGCATCCGCAAGTATGGGCAGACCAGCTTCGGAGGCTATGACCACCGGCTGGCCGCCGGAGACGGGACAATTTGGGACATGAAGAACCTGACCAGCGACCTCGCCCCGCTTCTCTCCGCACGGCGGCCCCGGTATCTGGCGGAGACTCTGGCAAAGCCCAACGGCCTGTATGCAAAGGACGGGCTGTATTGGGTGGACGGCACGGGCTTCTATGCCGGTGGAGAGAAAAAGGGCGAGGTTTCGGACGGGCGCAAGCAGTTTGCCGCCCTGGGGGCCTACATCATCATCCTTCCCGACAAGGCGTATTACAACCGCCTGACGGGGGAGTTCGGCAGCCTGGAGGCAAGCTGGAGCGGAAACGCGAAGATTCAGGACGGCACCTACGCGGAGGAGGAGGCCGAGGCCAACACCATCTACGCCTCCGGGGCCGACTGGGATTCCATCTTCAAGGTGGGGGACGCGGTGACCATATCCGGGGCAAAGACCCACGAGAGCAACAACCAGACCATTGTCATCCGGGAGATTGACGGGGACAATCTGCGGTTCTATGAGAACTCCTTCACCATCAACAAGGGCGGCGACACGGAGGAGCTGACGGTCAGGCGGGAGGTGCCCGAGCTGGACTTCCTGTGCGAGAACGAGAACCGCCTGTGGGGCTGCAAGGGCGACACCATCTACGCCTCCAAGCTGGGCGACCCGTTCAACTGGAATGTGTTTGACGGGGTGAGCACCGACTCCTATGCGGTGGACGTGGGCAGCGCCGGGGACTTTACCGGGTGCTTTGCCTACCGGGGCTACCCGGTGTTCTTCAAGGAGGAACAGATCTACAAGGTCTACGGGGACAAGCCCAGCAACTTCCAAGTGATGAGCAGCGCGTCCCTGGGGGTGGAGGCGGGCAGCCATGCCAGTCTCGCCATTGCGGGGGAGACGCTGTACTATCTGAGCCGGGTGGGGGTGGTGGCCTACTCCGGCGGTATCCCGCAGAGCGTCGCCGCCCCCTTCGGGACAGACCGCTACCGCAACGGCGTGGCGGGCAGCGACGGGGTGAAGTATTACGTCTCCCTGGAGGACGGCACAGGCGCGCACACCCTCTTTGTCTACGACACCCAAAAGGGCGTGTGGCACAAGGAGGACAGCCTGGAGGCCGTGGGCTTCGGGTGGGACACGGAGCTGTACTTCCTGGGGGCGGACGGCAGGCTGTGGCTCAACGGAAACACCCGCACCGTACCGGAGGACGCCGCGCCGGAGGGCGCGGTGGAGAGCATGGCGGAGTTTGCTGACTTTACCGAGGGCGACGCCAACAAGAAGGGCACCGCCAAGCTCCAGGTACGCATGGAGCTGGACGCCGGGGCGTCGGTCAAAATCGAAATGCAGTTTGACAGCGACGGGGAGTGGCGGGAGGTGACCACCCTCTCCGCCACGGTGAAGCGGAGCTTCTACCTGCCCATCATCCCCCGCAGAAGCGACCACTTCCGCATCCGCTTTTCCGGCACCGGCGGGTGGCGGCTCTATTCCCTGGTGCGGGAGAGCTATTCCGGCAGCGAGCTCAAGAGCAGGCCGGGGCGGCAATAAGAAAGGAGAACCCTATGGCAAAAAGCAGATATACCTATGACCAGTTCCGGAAGTCGGCGCAGGACAGCGGGCTTTGGGGCCAGTTCTCCCAGGCCGACCTCTCGATGGCCCAGCAGAACCCGGATTTCGGCATGTCCATCCTGAAAACCAAGCAGGACTACCGGAACGCCACCACCGACGAAGCGAGGGCTGCGGCCCACCGGCAGGCGGACGCCCTGCGCAGCTCCTGGGGTGGATACACCGGGGGCGGGAATGGCGGCAGCTTTGTCCTTGACCCCATGTCGCCCCGGAACTTCGAGTATGAGGCGGCCCCCACCTATGAAAGCCGCTATGACGACACCATACAGGATTTGATCGCGGGGCTTCTGGATCGGCCGGACTTCTCCTACGACCCGGCCACCGACCCCCTCTACCAGAACTACCGCAAGCAGTATACCAGGGAGGGCCAGCGGGCCACGGCGGACGCCCTGGGCGCGGCGGCGGCCGCCTCCGGCGGAATCCCCTCCTCCTATGCCAACGCCGCCGCCAACCAGGCGTCCAACTACTACGCGGCACAGTTGACCGACAAGATTCCCGACCTCTACCAACTGGCCTACAACCAGTATCTGAACGACTACAACATGGATTTGAGCAACCTTGGGGTTGTCCAGGGGGCGGAACAAAGCGACTACGACAAATACCTTAACCAGCTCAACCAGTACAACACCGACCGCAATTTCAGCTACGGGCAGTTCCTGGATGAGCTGTCGTCTCAGAACCAGCGGCGTACCGATGCGCTGAACGAGGCGGTTCTGCGGGCGGAAATGGGCGACTACGGTGGATATGAAAGTCTGGGCTGGGACACTAGCAACATTCCGGCAGAGATAGAGCGGCAACTTACTCTTGCGCAGCTCGGCGCGCAATATGGGGATTACAGCGGCCTGAATGGGCTTGGGATCGACACCTCCAATAATCCGACGGATTATGAGCGCCGGTATAATCTGGCCCTCCTGCAAGCGCAGTACGGCGATTTCTCCGGCCTGCGTGAGCTGGGCGTGAACGTCAACCCCGGCGCGCTGGCACAGTTTGAACTTGCGGCCAATCCGCCCAGGAGCAGCGGCGGGAGCGGTTCTTCCCGGAGCGGGCGATCCAGCGGCACCAGCGGCACTGAAAAGCCTGTTCTGACTTACACTCAGATGATGGATGCTATTGAAAAGAAGCAGATTACGCCGACGGTCAAAGCCGCATGGCAGTATTATATGGGAGAAGCATGGCCGGAGGACAACACTAGCGGAGACTCTGGTGGGACACAGCTTAACCCCTATGCACAGCAACTTCAAAATAGTCTGCTCCAAGGTGGGGCTGGCATAATCAATATGTGGCCGGGCACGACACAACAGGTTAACAAGAGCAGCAGCGGTCTTTCTCCGGCGGCACAGAACATCCTCAATAGTTACCAGCATGTGAATCCTGGCACATCTTCCAATGTTGCCGAGGTATTTGCAGACCGGATTGAAACAGCCCTGAGAAATGGAAGCATCACGGAACAGGATGCGAGCTATCTCCTTGGGGTGCTCGGAGTATAAGGAGGCTGGAATATGGCGAGTATCCAGGAGCGTTTGAACCGCCTGCGTGGGGAAAGCAGCGAAGCGTCGGTATATGAAAGGCTGAATCATCTGCGCCAGATTGGGCAAAGTCAGGAGACGGAGAGTGCCGCAGGCGGCGCGGGGCCCGCTCCGGCGCAGCGGACGGTAAAATCCGCCCCGCCCGCCGCGCTGCCTGAGAGCAAGGGGAAAGCCCTGACCCTGCCCAAAGCGGGAGAGAGGGGCTTCCTGGCGGGCGGGGTGAGCGTGGAGGGCTCCCCGTTCCTGTATGGCAGCGAGCGGGCGGCCGCCGCCCTGCTCGGTGCAGGTGAGGGCGTTACGGACTTCATCGGCAGCGGCTTCTATAAGGGAGTGCAAGGGATTAGTTCTCTTGGTGGCCTGGCTCCCAATCCGGTATCGGAGTGGGCCGGGCGGAACGCCGACGCCTTCCTGGAGAACAGCGTCACGCGGGACTATGAGGAGAGCATCCGTGAGCGCTACCGCCCCAGCCAGGGGGCGGAGAACCTGACCGGCATCGGGCAGACCATCGTGCAGATGCTCCCCGGTATTGGTGCGTCCAAAATCGTGTCCGCAGCAGGGAAGGGGCTCAACGCCGCCCAGGCGATTTCCCGCGGGGAGAACGTGGGCCGGGCGCTGTTCGGCCTCCAGGCGGCGGGCAACTCGGCCAGCCAGGCGAAAGCGGAGGGGGCGGACACCGGGCAGGCCCTGGCCTTCGGTGCGGCCTCCGGGGCCCTGGAGACCGCCATTGAGGGCATCGCGGGCGGTATCCCCGGCCTGGGCGGCGGCAAGGTGGGGAAGATTGCCGAGGCGGTCAAAGCAAGCCCCCTGGTCAGCCGGGCCCTGGATATCGCAGGTGAGGGCGGCGAGGAGGCGCTTTCCACCTTCCTTACCCCTTACATTCAGAGAGCGATTTACAACCCCGAGGCGGAAAATGCCACGCTGGGAGAGATCGGGCAGAGCGCGCTCATGGGCGCGGTGGCCGCCGGAGTGCTCCAGGGCGGCCTGGAGCTGCCGGGGGCGATTTCCAATGCGGCGTCCGACATCAGAACCACCCGACGGGCCATCGGGAGCAATCAGGACATTGCCCGGAGAGCCACCGCCAATATCCAGGCTGGTCAGAACATGGCCCGGTACTCCAGCGGAAATCCACTGGCGGCAATGCTCCCCACCGGGGAGGAGGCGCTGGCCGGGAAGCGGGCCTATTTGCCCGGCTCTCCCGTCTACCAGCGCAACGTCGTTGACAATCCGTCCGGGGCGGGCTATGATGGAGGCAATCAGACCGAAACAGGAGGGGTGACCTATGAGCGAGGAAAAGAAACATCTGCCGCCCTTGAAGGAGTACATGGAGCTTCTTTACAGGCGGAAACTCCCGGCTCCGAAGAAACATACCGAGGAAGAATGGGCGGAGTTCTGGAGGAAGGCAGACGAGTACAACAGCCAGAATCATGGGCCCAAGGACACATAATCAGAACCCCGTCTGCACAGGCACAAAACGCGGCTTCTCGCGCAAAACAGTATTCCAGCGATGTGTTCATTGTGGATGACGCCGCATTAAAGTCTAGGAACCCCAACGCGTGGGCTGTAACAAGCGGTGGGAAAATCTATATTTCTGACGCTGTCCCGGCAGAACTAGCGGATGCAGTTGGGTACCATGAGTCTGTCCACGTGCTTCGGCAGCAGGATAACGAGGCATATCATGGATTTTTATCTGACGAATCCCGCTTTTTGAATCGCTCCAGTGAAACGGCGATGGACTTGCTCGATCTTGTAGTTGACGCTAGGTTTCCGGGGAAAAGCATCATGGATCTCACCCCAGAAGAAGCCGCAATTACTTATGACGAACTCAATGCTCTGGTTTGGGGCTACCACAAGGCAGATCCGGAGAACGCGCGGGCGCAGTTTTCCGGGGCGTTCCAGGATTACGATGCGTACATCCAAGAGCTGGATACCATCATGGAGGGTGCGAGGCAGCCGGTGGAGAACCAGACCGGCGTCGGGCCGGCCCAGGCGCAGGGCCCGGAGAGCTCGGTGGGCGCGGCGCGGGCCAATTTTACCGGAGATACCGAACGGGGCTTTTCTAAGAACCTTGCGACCGACCGCGCCAGACATCCAGACATTCAAGAGGATTTCCAGCTCGACCCGGAGAAGTATTTCCGGCTGAGCAACAAAAAGACACTGCAAAAGGCGCAGGACATTTTCAGCACCGGACTGGACAACGCCCGCTCCACCGTGGAGCAGGCTCTAGGACGAGCCCAGGAGGGGCGCAAGCTGGCGCCGGAGATAGTTCCTTTGTCAAAGATGGTGGCGGATGCTTTGGCGGCCCAAGGGGATATGAACGGGGCGCGGCGCATCTTGGCCGGGGTAGCGGCGGAACTGACTTCGGCAGGGCAGCTTGGGCAGGCGGCAAAGATACTTCGGGATGCAGACCCCAAAACTACGATTGAATCCGTAGAGAGAATTGTAGACAATCTGAATGATGCGCTCGGCGGAAAAAATAAAATTGTAGTGGACAAGGCCCTTATCGACGAGTACGACCGACAAACAGATAATGCAGGCCGCGCGGATGTGCTGGATCAGATTTACGACAGCGTAGCCAGCCAAATTCCGTCTACGCCGCTGGACAAGTTCAACGCCCTGCGCTATACCAATATGTTAGGCAATATCAAGACCCAGGTGCGGAACGTAGGCGGTAACCTTATTATGAAGGGCGTCCGTACCGGACGGGTTAAGGTGCAGGCGGCAATCGAGGCGTTGGCGCAGAAGCGGGGAATGGACTTCGAGCGGACTACCTCCTTTACCAGAGACCGGGAGATTTATAAACTGGCCAAAGAAGAGTTCGACGCAGCGCAGGCGGAGATCATGGGAGAGCAGAAATACTCCTATAACGGGAAAAGCGTCCCGGCGGCCATCCATAACCGACGCACTATCTTCAAGAACAACGGTACATGGGGAACCGATCCGCACAGCCCGGCCTATCTGCTGAGAAAGGGCACGGATTTCCTTTGGAAACTGCCTGAAGGATATCGTCGGTTGACGAACTGGGCAATGGAAAAAGGCGATATTGTATTTGCAAAATCCGCATACGCCGACGCCCTTTCCCGATACCTAAAGGCGAACGGCATAACCGTGGAGCGATACAAAAGTGGGGATGTGGATTACGAGCTTTTAGAGCGGGCACAGGCATACGCCGTGCGGGAGGCGCAGGAGGCAACATTCCGGGACAGTAACGCCTTTTCGGATATGATTGCCTCAATCGGTTTCCGCAAAGCGGATACACTGCCCAAAAAGGTCGTCAATACGGCATTGCAAGGAAGCCTGCCATTCCGCCGGACGCCCGCCAATGTGACTGTCCGGGCAGTAGAATACAGCCCGCTTGGCTTGATTGATACGGCGGTAAAGGGTATAAGCAAAGCACGCGGAAATGAGAATATCACTTCCGCAGAAGTTATCAGGAGCATGTCAAAGACCCTGACAGGAAGTGGACTATTTGCCGTTGGTGCGGTTTTGGGCGCAGCCGGGTTTCTGAGTGGTCTGGGTTCCAGCGACGAGGAAGAGGCTAGACTGGACGAACAGTCCGGACGACAGGACTATGCAATCTATCTGCCGGACTGGTTAACGGAACTTGTCGGGCTTCCCAAAGGCTTTAACTTTACCCTGGACTGGGCGTCTCCGGCGTCGGTTCCGCTCTTCATGGGAGCGGAGCTTGGAACAGCATGGGAGGAAAATGGCTTCCAATGGAAAGACCTTTGGACAGCGCTCGGCTCGTCCTCTAATGTGCTGCTGAATATGTCCATGCTCCAGGGGGTAGATGACCAGCTTTCCAATATCTCGTATTCGGAGCAACCATTGGTGGATCTGGTGATGAACTCTCTGACAAACTTTATCACCGCCGGATTGACCAATACTTTGCTCGGGCAACTCGAACGGACGATTGAAGATAAGCGCATGACCACCTACACGGACAAGAATTTGGAGTTGCCCACCGACTGGCAGTATGAGCTCGGACGGGCCAGCTCACGGACTCCTGGGTGGGACTATCAGCAGATCCCATACATCGACGCATGGGGCCGTGAGGAGAGCAACGGATCGATGCTTCCTAGGGCGTTCAACCAGTTCTTGAACCCCTCTTACACGTCGTCTAACACGGAAACACCTGTTATCCGTGAATCGCGGAGGCTTTACGAGTTGACCGGGGAATCTGGAGTTGTAGCAGAACGGCCGGAAAAGGAGATTACAGTTGATGGGGAAAAGATTTTCCTAAATGCGGGCCAGTATGTGCAATATGCCACGATACAAGGCCGCACACAAAACGAAATCCTTTCCGAAATCCTGGACAGCTCGGCGTATCAGAATCTCGATACACAAAAACGTGTTTCTGTATTTGAAGATGCGTATAAGTACGCAGATGCAGTTGGAAAGGCAAGTGTCAGCAGCTTCAAGCCGGAAGGCTGGGTTGCTGATCTAATGGACAGCGGGCTCCCACCAGAGAACTACATTTTGTTCCGTGCAGCTACTGTGGACATTGAGGGCGACAAGGACGAGAACGGGAAAACTATACCGGGCTCTAAAAAGAAAAAGGTTCTCAATGTGATCGACCAGATGAACGTAAGCGACGAGGTGAAGGATAAATACTATTACGCGGCGGGATACGCTGAGGACACCATCAGCGACGCCCCATGGCACGGCTGGGGCTGGTGGTGAAGATCCACATCTGATGTTCTGTGAGATTGTAAAACATATGCGTGCTTGGGTGGGCAAACTTGTTGCGGGATACAGCAGGAGAGCCCACCTTTTTATTTTTGTGTTAAAAGGCAATAGACAAACTGGAATGTTTTGTTGTAAGATAATAAACAACAAGCAGAAAAGAGCCAGTTTAGAAAAAGTGCCGGGTGTTTGTAGTGGACAGACTTTTGATTAAAAGAGTTCAGGCGGAGCCTGACCTGGAGGGCTTCAACTGCGGAAATGGGAGCATCAACAAAAAGATTAGAGACGGATATTATTTGTCGTTATTAAAACAGGCGTATGCTTATGAGATCTGTATAGAGGATGCCGTAATCGGGCATTATAGGGTCAGTATTGCGACTTTCGATTATGAAGATGAAGATTATAATGTAGATTCTGCTGAGAACAAGTATTCTGCGGTTAAAGTTGACTATCTGGCGATTGATTTAAAATATCAAAATCGCGGTAATGGAACGGCTGTATTAGAATATATTACCAAATGGGCGAATAAATATAGCACGTCGATACCTATTCGATTTTTGGCATTGGACGCATTGAGAGAAAAGGTCTCTTGGTATCAGAATCGGGGCTTTAAAGTGTACGAAGATGCAGAGTTGAACAGGAATACGGAAACAGTTGCTATGTACATGGATTTTTGCGACGCAGAAACGCTTAAAGCGTACTGTGACAGCTTGCTCGATTGAAGTGAAAAGGAGGGAATGGTATGCCGTTCTATGAAAGCGGAAAGATTGTGCTAAACCGGAATGAGAGCGAGTGTTTCCGTAAGCAGCTTAAAGCTCCAGACCCGGTTGCAGCCACCCGCAGAGATGCCTTTTTACAGGAAATCGACAGAATGCTTTCTATAGAAGAAACAGAAGAAGGCGTAATTCTCAGTCCTGTGGTGCCTGAGAAATCGGTATTTACTGACATATATTCTCCTTGTTCCAGGGAGTGTTCTCTCCCTTACAGGGGCATAGCTAGGCTCAAACCGATTGAGTACTTTCCGCTGCACAGTGAGAGATGGAGCGGGAAACGGGACTTCTATTCGGAACAATGCCCTGCAAACCTCTCGTATCATGAGGCGGAGTTTCAAGATTGTGCATAAAACTGAGGTGAAAGACATATGCAGTCGAGCGCATTTCAATTTAAGACTCCAGTGATGAGAAAGGCAGTCTTTCAAGTAAACGAAGGATTTCAAAATGAGGACGGAGGAATCGAGATGCCCGCCAGCATCAGTACACGAAGGTGTGTAGACGATGATGCCTCGACTGCCTATGTAGAAATAGAAGTGTTAGTGGGAGAAAAGACAAAAAAGTATCCCTTTTATGCAGCAGTCTCATATGGAGCTGATTTCAGATGGAAACCTGGGACTTTTGATGGAGAAAGGCTAGAACGCCTGTTATCACAGAACGCCCCGGCATTGTTGCTAGGATATGTACGGGTGGCAATTGCTACGCTCACCAATTTTTCTCCTTATCCTTCCTACAATTTACCATTTGTTGATCTCACAAAAGAAATGCAGCAGAACTCTTGAGCACAAAAGGGCCGTTGTTGTATATTTAGGCAATGTCCTGCTTTAAGTCATTATATTTCGTAGTTCTAATAGTAAGAGTACGGCTTGAAAATATACCCGGGCTAGAACGGGATTGATAAAGCCGACAAGAAGAGCACCGCCCTATTAAGGGGCGGTGTTCTCTTATCTATGTCATTTGAAAATCCGTTAGCATTTTTGTTAGCATTTTCTTTTTCAAAATGGCATTTTTAAGTATCCGACTTGTTATCTTAGCTCTCATTTATGAAACTTCAAAAACGCCTGCAAACCATTGAAAAATAAAGAAAAACTCCGAAACCCTTATCGCTAAAGGCTTCGGAGCTTTGGCAGCGGGTGAAGGATTCGAACCCCCGCACAAATCGTTAAAACCATTGTGCCACAATGGTGCTTATTCTTCATTAGCATTTTTGTTAGCATTTTCTTCGCTGCGATAGAATGCACTCAGGGCCGTCTCATAGCGAGCTATGTCCGACTTGGCAATGTGGGTATAGATTTTATGCATGGTTGTGGCATCAGCCCAGCCTCCGATTTCCATTGCGATTTTATCCGGAATCTGGAGGTGGTAAGCCAGGGAGGCGAAGCTGTGCCGGAGGCCATGGACTCCGACATTCGGAAGCCCATTCGCGCTGCAAATCTTTTTGATGGCGCACCGGAGGCTGTTTTGATGTATCTCCAGCACCGGGCCGGATGGTTTCCGGTCACGCTCCAGCGCCACTGCCAGCTCTGGAATCATGATGGGGACCTTGCGGGCTGAGGTAACATTTTTGTTTTGGCGTTTTTCAATATACTTGTTGTCCTCATTCAAAACTACCGCGCCGGATACGCGGATGAATTTCGGGTTCTGAGGTATGTTCTGCCACTTTAAGGCTTGAATTTCTGATACACGGAGAGAGCATAAAGCCAACAGGCAGGGAACCGCATATTTCGTATCCTTGACAGCGGAGACAAATTTTTTTATTTCATCAGGTGAAAGAAATGGCTTTTCGACTGGGATCTGAACCGGAAGGGTAATCGCCGGCAGCTTTTTCCCGGTGGCGTCCTCTACGACGCTTCGAATAAATCCCCAGGCGTTTTTCAGTGTTTTAGGAGAGCATAGGGCGGCCTCCTGATTTACAATGACCTGCCACTCGGACTCCGGTATTTCGTCCAGCCTGCGGGACAGTGTGCTCTTGAACCGGTGCTTTTGAATGGTTCGGTATCCCCGCACAGTCAGAGGGGACAGGGTATTGTCCCGAGCCGATATGTAGCTGTCTATGGCCTCGTTCAATGTCGGGGAGTCTGTTTCCTCCGGTTTCTTCGGGGCTCTCTTACCAACCAGATACTCTGCTTTTACCGCCTGAGCCTGCCGGGTACATTCCTTTTCTGTGCCGGCCGTTACTGGGATGCTTTCTCCGCCGAGGCGGAGCTGTATAAACCATTTCCCGGACGAGAGTTTCCTGGCCTTTGGAACTTTCATTGACAAATTCCCTCCATTCCGATAAAATGAAGGAGCAGACAGCCCACAAGCATCTGCCCTTGAGCCGCCTCCGGTATTGCGAGTACCGGGGGCGGTTTCTCTTGCTTTCTGTCGAACGATATGCTATTCTGATTGTGGCGCTGCACAACGGCAGGCGGTTAGCCACACCTCCCGAAAGGGGGTGAGGCCCATGCGGATCACACTACATATCGGACGGTTCACCGTTACGATTATTGTGAAAAGCAGAAACCGCCACCCTGGCCGGTGACGGTTTCTTAATGGAACTATTCACTTGACTAAGGGCTAACCGCTTGTTGCAGCGCCTTTCTATGTCTATTATAAACCGTCCTGTATTCTCTTGTCAAGGCCGCCTCTTCTGGGGTGGCTCTTTTTATGGCCTTCTACATGATCAAGAACTGGGATAATTTATTATTGCACCGGGAATTTGTCCTTAAAATAGTCGGTGATCATATTTTGCATTTCAGTATATTCATTTTCTGTTTTATCGAAGGCGTCAATGAATTTATTGAAGTTGTCATTTGTTGGGCTGTTTGAGTAGGCCACATAGCAATCGTATACTTCTTCAACGCTCTCAAACTGATCCATAAACTTGTACTGATATTCATAAGTAGTTTGTGGCATAAAATCATTCTGCTGATCATAGAACCCAAATCTGTCCATAAGACGGCCCCAATATACATTAGTCACTTGCGGATACGCTCCGCCTGAAACCTGCGCAAACATCTGCCAGGCCAAAGTATATATTTGGTCAGAAATCTGATCCAGAACAAGAATCCCCATAACCTCGTCATTGTCTATTGAGATTCCATTTTGCCCCACGCCAGAAAGAGCAACCATTTTTCTCTCCCCGTCCCACTCTACATCGAGACCCAAGGCTTCTCCCACGGCCCGCACCGGCAGATAGGTGGTTCCGTTGATAGCGAACGGTTCAACGGCGTTCCCGTTAGAGTCTGTCGGCATAATGGTCTGCCCGTTGACAGAAATCATGATGTCGTTGTAATCAAGCGCTACTGTTTTCTGCCCAACTGTAGCCGATGCAGATCCGACCAATCCTACAACAGCAGCGGTAACGATGCAACCGGACACAAAACTTTTGATGTTCCCCTTCATAATATATTCCTCCTTATATTTTACCGTCCTACGGTTGAATCACCATCCAAACAAGTCTTGCCTATATCCAGGTGTCCACTGCCCTAGGACGCGGCCCACAGTGCGCAGTTCGTCAAACTCGCCCACTATGATGTCGTCATACTTCGGGTTCAGAGAGACCAGCCGCACCTGTTGGTTTTCGCGGTCGACCATCAGCTTCTTGCAGTATGCCTGACCATTCAGAACGAAAATGCCGATTTTACCCGGTTCGATGCTGAGCTGGGCCTTTACAAAGACGGTGCCGCCGTTGTGGATCTTGGACTCCATACTGTCGCCGGAGATGACGATGCCGAAGTCGGTCCCGTCCGGGAGAACGCTGGGTGGGTACTGCTCGATATGGGATTCCGGCTCGTCCAGATAGTTACCCAGACCGGCGGCCGCCGGCTGATCATAAACGCTGAGTTCCACCATTGGCCCACTCCGCTTCGGCTTCGGCATTGTTATGATTTTCCCACTGTCATCCTCATGTTTGGAATAATGGGAAAGGGCCTTTTCCTCGTATCCTAAAATAGCTTTGACGGCTCCCTTGCCGTGGTCGGTCAGCTTCTCATAGCTCTTTGCGATTTTCTGCGCCTCCTCCGACAGATCGGAGGGGGCTTTTTTTGATGGTTTAGAAGTATCGTCCAAATCGTCAAGTGTATGACCAAAGAAATGGACAAGTTTCTGTAGTGTGGTTAGTTTTGGATCTTTTGTAGCCCCTGCAAAAAGTTTTTCAAGGGTGGGCTCTGGCAGATTTGCCTGTAATGCAATTTCTTTTGTGGTAAGACCGCTTTCTTCTTTCATGGCTTTTAGCTTGTCGAGCCACATAAAATCACCATCCATTTCTGAGCTTACTATATCACATTGAATATATGTAATCAAGAAAAAAATCACCGTCAACGGTGGAAAAATGCTTGACTTCCACCATGTAAGGTGGTAATATAATGACAGAAACCACCGTGCGCGGTGGAATGAGAGCGAGGTGAAAAAATGAAAGTTGTATACCCGGAACTAATTGGATCACTTGCCAGAAAGTCAATCACCAAAACACGAGTAGCCGGCGCTTTAGGGATTTCTCAGCGGACTTTGTATTCAAAGCTCACTGGAGCAACTGACTTTACGCTCTCTGAGGCAAATATAATTCAGAAACAGTTTTTCCCGGATATGTCCACAGAGGAATTGTTCTGCCGAGACGATGACCGGGGGGCATAAGAAAGCCGGGAGTGCTGTCACACTCCCGGCGCGCCGGTCACTTGGGCCGACGATTAGAAAGCGTAGAAGCAGCCAGAGATTTGGTCGTCTTGCTGGTCTTACCACTTCTTAACGCTCTCGAAGCTTTGGACGCCATACTACGAGACGTCCTAACAGAATTTCCCGCCATATAATCACCTCCCTTCTGGCGCCCCGTTTCACCATGCCAGGAGGGGATAGGATTAGAAACTCTGTTCAGTATTATTTTACCATATTCAGCAGGAAAAATCAATATCTTGTGCTCTCGTTTTATTCAGCAACGATATAAAGCGTTGCTTGGTAAATGGGAAAGTAATGAGCAATCCCAGCGTACCACCAACACAGTCCGATAAACCGTATTTTTGTAAGGGGGGTGGTGAGGCTTTTGCTGGCAATCATTCTTTGTGTGACCGCGCTTCTGGCCCTTGCGGTCTCCGTATTCGGATGTATCAAAGGGGATATCAAGGCTATGCAGGCGGGGCAGATTTCCGGAGTCGTCGTATTAGGAATTTGCCTGCTTTACATCCAGCTCTTTTTGCATGGCTAACATCATGTTGAGCCTTGCCGCGCTTAAGGCTTTGAGCTGCTGGCTGCTGGACGTTCTTAAATCAGAGGACAAGATAAGCTGACCGAATGCAGAGATTGCGGCCTGTGTGTCGATAGTTGAGAACAGCAGGGCGGCATCAGATGCACGTTGCAATACTTGAATATTATCCGTGCAGGGATTCTTCAAGCATTGATCGGCAGCAGAGAGCAATTCTTTGTAGGAGGATGCTCTTTCCTTGAAGAACCACTCGGCAGCGGCCAGACGGTACGCGCTCCGCTGTTGTATCAGGGCCGTGATAACAGGGGCCAATATAGCGGAAATGGCGGCAATTAGAGCGACGATGATAGTGGCGTACATATTGATTCCTCCATTCTTCTGGCCTCTATTTTATCACGGCAGGATGGGGCGAACAATCCCAGCACACCATCAATCGAGCACAATAAACCGGACTAGAAGGAAGGGGGGTGAGTGATTGACCGCCCTTGATGCTATCGAGGCAATTAGCAGGCTCGGCTGTTTTCTCAGCGCTATGGGACATCTGTTTTTCTTTTTCAGAAGCTGGAGCAAACTGGACAGCTCAAAAGCTGGAGCGGATACGATCCATGAGCCAAAGAAACCCGTCCCGCGCTCCAGGGAGAAGGCTGAAAAAGGTGAGAATGCCAATGACTGCGCTGAATATCCCTACGATAGGTTTCCAGCGGCGTTTCAGTTTTTCTATCATGGCCTTCTTTTTCTCGTCTTTTATTCTATTTTCAAGCTCTAACGGTTCATCGAACAGCCGCTTGACTTCTGATTCATGGGCCTTATCGTATCCGGCCGCAAGCAGGATCCGGCGGCGCTCCTCATCGCTCCGGGAGTTCCGGTAATCTTCCGCGATGTCCTGAGTCCACTCATCATCAACGTGGGGCTTTGGGTAGTCAGACACAGTAATCACTCCTAAAACGGTATGAAAATCAGGCCAACCTGGTTGGCGACAGTGTTGGCCGTCATAGATTTTTACGCTTTTCAATGCGGGTGGCAGGTGGAAGCTGCCGCGTTTGCGCCCCTATCATACCAAATCATTATGTGTCTGGCTACCCCAAGCTCCACGCAAAAGAGGGGGTGAAACAGATTGGAGAGCAAAAATACCGCCCCTGGTGGGCAAGACCAGGAGCGGATCGTTTCAGAATTTGGAAACACAAAAGAGATGGAGCGGGAACATCCGTTCTGCGGGGCCTATCTGCTGGAGCATATTTCGGCGGTAATCAACATGGCCTGCCGCCACGGCGGCGGGGCGGTGGTGGAGCTGAAGGACATGGCAGAGCCAGATCTCTCGTGGACGATGGGCTTGTGCAGAGCCATGGCGGATGCGGCGGCGCAGTACATAGGATGCGCCGACGGCGAAAAGCCGGGTGTATGCGCGGTTATGTGTCAGAGGTGTCAGAAAGAGAACGCGGGACATCTTGAACCAATTTGCACCGGGAAGAAAACTTGCACCCGTTTTTAGGGCACTCGACGGATATGAGGATGCCGTTGGAATAGGTGCAGACAACCGGGACAACCCTTCCGGCATATTCACATCGCCCTGTTATGGCGACTGACTTCACAGGATTCTCCATAAAATCACCCCCTCTCCGCCCTTATGATACCACGGGGCAAAAAGGGGGACAACAAAAAACGCCCCCGCCGGTGGGGGAACACCGACGAGGGCTGCAAACCTAATCGACCACACCGACTAGGCTTGATGGAACAAGTGTACTACTTTCCTTCGAGCCTGTCAACTGGCAAGGAGGAAAAATTATGCCGAACAAGAAAGATGAAATTGAGAACCGCTTTACCGCCGCGCGGCACGTCATGGACGACCTGTGCCGCGCCTATTACGGGATGACCTGGGACGAGCACGAACGCCTTCATGGAGGACGGGGCGGCTCAGGCGGCTATCTCCCGCTCTTTACCGCCTGCCTCCAGATGGCGGCGGAGCTGGCCGGGAAGGAATTTGACCCGGCCAACTACACGGAACTGGAGCTGTGGCAGCTCTGTGAGCTGTACGCCGCCTCCGGGCTGTCCGTACAGGATTTTGCGGAGCGGCATCTGTAAAAAGGAGGAATCAGAATGCCAAAATTGAGAATGACAGACCAGCAGCGCAGAGAAAAGGCGCTGATGCGGGCACTCGAAAAAGCCAAATTTGAGAACGACCTGAAATATGACATAGATGTTGCCAACCGTTTGGGCATCGTTCCTGTTACATATCTGCGCAGAAAGAAAAAGTCGTTTCAGACGACGCCCCTACAGGATTTCGCCTTGATGGCACGGGTGCTTCATTTTACAGGCCGGGAGGTCTGCGAGATCGTCGGCGTCCCATACAAGGAGGTGACGACAGAATGAATCATCAGGCCGAGCGCGACAGGCGCGCAAAGGCGTACAGCTACCGGGCCTACCGCCGCCGGGTACAGCAGGCGCAGGCGATGGCCCAGCGGGTACAACTGGCGGTGGTTGCCGGAGCGGCGCTGGTGCTGGCTATTCTGGTGGCAGCGAGCCTATGAAAAAGCAACTGATCGTGACTACCGTATACCTATTCTTTTTGTTGGCGCTGGTTGCACTGATCGAAATTGTCTGGAACCAGGAACCGGAGCAGCCAGCCATTGAGACCCCGGCGGCAACCACCACCCCGTCCCCCACGTCCACCGGCCCGCTCACCATCCAGATCACCGGACTGGAGGGCGCGGAGAGCATCGACGATGTGTGGGCGGTCATTGAAATCCCACATTGAGGAGGGAGCAAAATGGACTTAAAAAAGATTTTGGACGAGCATCTCCTTTGGCTGAATGGAAAGGGCGGCAGCCGTGCCAACCTGCGCAATGCCGACCTGAGCAATGCCGACCTGCGCGATGCCGACCTGCGCGGTGCCAACCTGCGCTGTGCCAACCTGAGCAATGCCGACCTGAGCGATGCCGACCTGCGCGATGCCGACCTGTTCGGTGCCAACCTGCGCTGTGCCGACCTGCGCGATGCCAACCTGAGCGATGCCGACCTGCGCGGCGCCGACCTGAGCGGTGCCGACCTGCGCGGTGCCGACCTGAGCGGTGCATCTATGGATCAAATGATATGGGATATTCATACAGTTTTTTACCCGCTGCAATGCCCAGATTCCGGGTCTTATATCGGCTATAAAAAGGCAAGTGGCCTTGTTGTGGAGTTGGAAATCCCCGCAGATGCACGCCGGTCCTCCGCTACTAGCCGAAAATGCCGCGCCAGTAAGGCCAAGGTATTGAGTATCACAGATATCAACGGAAATCCTGCTGGCGGCCAGGTAAAGAGCAATTATGATCCGGACTTTGTTTATACCATAGGGGAAACCGTTGAAGTGTCTGATTTTGATGATGACCGCTGGAACGAGTGCTCTACTGGCATTCATCATTTTATTACACGGGCGGAAGCCGTTATTTACGAATAAAAGCGCCGCTCTCCGGTGTGCGAGACCGGAGGGCGGCAAGAGAAAGAACATCTGCCCTTATTTTAGGGCACGAAGGAGGGAAAGTCAATGCTGAATACCAGAAATATTTCCGCCCTGCTGCGCTGGGCGATGGAGAATATCGGCTACCCAATCGACGAGATTAACGCCCTGGACGGGACAATACATATCCGCCTCTCGGATGGCCGAACCGGATTCCTTTATATGGGTGAGGATGGCTGCCCGCGGGCGGTGCTTCCGGCGATTGCCTGATATGGAGTGGTGGCTTCCATTTTCACCATACCGGGATATGCAACAGGATCCAACCGCAGGGAATTGCCCAAATTGCGGAGCAGAACTTTACCAAAACGAAGAAATGTGCCAGAAATGTAAGGAGGAACAAAATGACACTGTATGAAATTGACCAGGCAATTCAAGGCCTAGTAGACCCGGAAACAGGGGAACTAATGGACTATGAGGCGTTTGCCGCGCTCCAGATGGACCGAGACGCTAAGATTGAGAATATGGCCCTTTGGTACAAGGATTTGATGGCCGATGCTAAGGCCATCAAAGAAGAGGCGGACACGCTCAATGAGCGCAGAAAGGCCCTGGAGAACAAGGCGGAACGGCTGAAATCCTATCTGTCCCTTGCATTAGACGGCGAGAAGTTCCAGACGGCCAGGTGCTCCGTCACTTTCCGCAAAACCTCGTCCGTTCAAGTGTCTAATCCAGAAGCTTTAATCCGCTGGCTAGAGCAGAACGGATATGACGCGGAGTGCGTCAAGTACAAGGAGCCGGAGGTCAGCAAGACTGGCATTGGCAAGCTCATTAAGGAGGGCGTGCCCGTTCCATATGCCTCGATTGAGCAAGGCCGCAGTGTGGGGGTGAAGTGATGGGCATTCCGGTTTTGATTTTGGGCGAGTCTGGCTCCGGCAAGTCCACCGCCCTGCGTAACTTTGACCCTACTGAGATCGGCGTCTTCAATGTAGCTTCCAAGCCCCTGCCATTCCGCAAGTCTCTCCCCACCATCAACGGCGCGACCTACCCCACCATCATTAAGTCTCTTTCCGCGCCGAGTTTGAAAACCTATGCCATCGACGACAGCCAGTATCTGCTGGCCTTCGAGTTCTTCGACCGGGCCAAGGAGACGGGCTATAACAAGTTTACCGACATCGCTCTGAACTTCCGCAACCTGATCCAGTTCGTCATCACGCAAACTCCGCCGGACTGCATTGTTTATTTTCTGCATCACACTGAGTCCAACCCGGACGGCACGCTGAAAGCAAAGACCATCGGGAAGATGTTGGACGAGAAGCTGACGGTAGAGGGTCTGTTCTCCATCGTCCTCCTCTGCCGTTCCGAGAAGGACAAGCACTACTTCATCACCCAGTCTGAGGGGTTCAGCACCGCAAAATCGCCCATGGACATGTTCCCGGAGGAGATCGACAACGATTTGAAGCTGGTGGACACCACCATTCGTGAATACTGGGGCCTGACCCCCAAGAAGGAGGAAAACGAGCATGAATAAAATCAACTGGGACGAGGTTCAGGAGGCTTCCGAGTTTGACAACCCCAAGCCCGGCGCCTATATCGCCACAATCTGCCGCGTGGAGGATGTGGAGGAGAAGGAGTATCTGCTCATCGAATGGGACTTCGCCGAGGGCGCTTACAAGGATAACAACCGGGACACCTTCGCCCGTGCGGGATTCTGGCCTATCCAGCTGCGCCGCAGCTACAAGCCCTCTGCCCTGGGCTTTTTCAAGTCTTTCAAGATTGCTCTGGAGGATTCCAACCCCGGCTACCGCTTTGATGAGTTCGATCTGCGGGACATGGTTGGCCGCCGTTTCGGCGTGGTGCTGGGTGAGGAGGAATACACCAAAAACACCGGCGAAGTAAAGGCCCGGCTGTATGTATACCAGACGCGCTCTATCCAGGCGATCCAAAAGGGGGATTTCAAGGTGCCGGAACTCAAACGCCTGGCAGAGAACCGAAAGCCCTCTCCCGCCTTTGGGGGCGTTTCTAGCGATTGGTCTCAGCCTTCTTCGTCTGGTCAATTTGGCGAGTCATTCGGTGATGGCGGGAAACCGCCATTTTAAGGTGTACCTATGGACAGGGAACAGTTTACATTCTACGCTTCTTTCTTCCGGGCTGTTTCCCGCATCCGTAATAAGGCGGCCCGGTGTGACGCATACGACGCAATATGCGCCTATGCGCTCACCGGGATACTCCCGGACCTTGATAAACTGCCTGATTCCGCCGCGATTGCGTTTGAGCTGAGTAAGCCAAACCTAGACGCAAGCAGACGGAAATCAGAGGCAGGCAAGTCCGGGGGGAGGCCAAAGCAAACGGAAAGCAAGCCGAAAGCAAATGAGAAGAAAATCGAAAGCAAAACGGAAGCAATGGCTGAGCGAAAGCAAGTACAAGATAAAGAAAAAGAACAAGTACAAGATAAAGAACAAATGTTAATTACCCACCATCCCCCCCTTCCGGGTGCCTCGCCTGCCCTACAGGGTGCCTTTGCCGCCTGGATCCGGTACAAGCATGAGAAGCGACAGGACTACAAGCCCACGGGCCTCCAGTCTCTGGTGACTCAGGTGCAGAAGGCGGCGGAGACCTACGGGGAACAGGCCGTTATTGACCTGATCGGGGAGTGCATGGCGAACAACTGGCAAGGCATCATTTTCGACCGGCTCAAATCCGGGCAGGCCCCGCGGAGGGGCGGAAATGTGTTTCTGGATATTGCCCGAGAGGAGGGCATCGTGTGAAACGCGAAGACGTGATTAAGCTCATGTCTGTGCTCCGTGGTGCCTACCCGCAGTTTTACCGGGACGTGGGGCGGCAGGAGGCATTGGACACCATCTCCTTGTGGACAGATATGTTTTCCGAGGATGATGCCGCAATTGTGGCCGCCGCAGTCAAGGCGCTGATCGCAACGGACAGCAAGGGCTATCCACCCCATATCGGCGCGGTAAAGGCTAAGATAAGACAGCTTACGGAGCGGCCGCAGATGGCCCCGCAGGAGGCGTGGGGGATGGTATGGCGGGCTGTGCAGCGGTCAGCCTACAACAGCCGGGAGGAGTTCGAGCGGTTGCCGCCCATGCTCCGCCGTCTGGTAGGGACACCGGAGCAGCTCAAAGCCTGGGCACAGATGGACGCCAATACGGTGCAGAGCGTCATCGGCTCCAACTTCCAGCGCTCCTATCAGGAGCGGGCCAAGCAGGAGTCCGAGTTCCAGGCGCTGCCTGGCGACATAAAACAGATGATTGGAGGGCTGGCCGAACGGCTGGCGCTTGGACATGGGAACGATCCGATTTGACATACCATACCCGCCCACGAAAAAAGGCAAGTCGGCCTTCTGCCGCCGGTTTGGGCTGAACGCCTACTACTCCGGCAAGCACTAGGCCCAGAGGAAGAAGGACGCCGACGAACTCCATGCGCTGACCCTGGCCGCGCTGAAACAGGCTCGTGTGAGGCGCGGGATGGTACGTGGGCCGGTCTCCATCACCTTTGCATGGGACGACGGGCTGGACATTGACAACCACGCCGCCATTGCAAAAGCCGTGGTGGACGCGCTCAAGGGATACCTGTTGCCGGACGACGATCACCGCTGGTACAGGCAGGTCATACATAGGCTTTGGGACGGAGGATGTATCCGGGTGGAGGTGACCGAGCTGTGATAACCTCAGACCCCTACGGCATCAGCGGAGCGGTGGCACCCTGGCGCAGCCTGGACGCGATGGAGCCGATTACGGAGCGCAGGATTACGGAGCGGGATACAGAGGAGGCCGAACTCTGTGGGCGGTGCCCGCTGCCGGACTGCAACCCGAAAAGAGTTGGCTGCCTCCTACATACCAGGGCGAAAAGGCCAAAACCGTCCCGTGATTTGCTGGAGCGCATGGCGCTGGACGGGTATGGGCCGGAGACGATAGCCCAGGCCACCGGATACTCCATATCAACCACCACAGAGTATATGAAACAGTTTTTTAGGGCGGGACCATGTGAGCGCTGTGCGTCCAAGAGCATTTGTGATGCAGTCGTCGGGACGTGTAGCCGTAAAGAGCGATGGAAAGCAATCAAGGAGGTGCCGAACGATGGACGATAAGACGCGCGCCCTGCTGGGTGATCACGAGGCGACGAAACTGGCGCATCTCTCCCTCTTCTCCGGCATCGGGGGACTTGACCTTGCCGCCGAGTGGGCCGGATTTACCACCGTCGGACAGTGCGAGTGGGCGGACTACCCGACAAAGGTTCTGGAAAAACACTGGCCGGACGTGCCGCGCTGGCGGGATATTCGTACATTGACGGGAGAAAGTTTTTATGAAAAGACAGGACTACGAACAGTTGACGTTATTTCGGGCGGATTCCCCTGCCAGCCACACAGCGTTATCGGGAAACGGCTTGCAGAAAATGATGAACGGCACTTATGGCCAGAGTTCCTGCGAGTTATTGACGAATTGCGGCCGAGATATGTTGTTGGCGAAAATGTTAATGGCATCTTATCTACAATACATGAGTCCATTTGCACCGATTTGGAAAAAGAAGGATACGAAGTCTGGACGTTCAGTATTCCGGCTTGTGCTGTCGGAGCGCACCATGAAAGATACAGGGTTTGTATTCTTGGCATCTCCAAGGGCAAGTCAGGACTTCAAGCCGATCCGCAGGCAGACACCACAGGAGCACAGCGGAAAACACGGACAAACGCTGAGTGCCAGCCTTGGAATTATCTTCCCGGAACGTATTGGGCAGTACATCACCCCCCAGTTTGCGGAATGGATGATGGGATTCCCGATTGGATGGGGGGATATCCGCAGTACAAACAGTGGATGCAGTGTTACGGAAACGCCGTAGTCCCCCAACAGTTTTACCCGATCTTCCAGGCCATAGCGGACATAGAGAGGGGAATTATACATGGATGATATCAAATTAGCCCTTCTAGGCAATAAAGAGGCGGCCAAGCGGCTGACGGATGCGGGGATGCTGCTGGAATGTAAAAGGTGTGGCAGCGAGAATGTCGATTATGGGGAGTATGATGGTATTCTTGTTGGGCTGGATTACGTCAGATGCCGAAACTGCGGCCTAATAGAACAAGGGGTTGTGTCCCCAGAAGAATTTTCGGCCCGCCTAGAATGGAACACCAGAGCGCCGATTCTGAGCGCGGAGGAGATGGAGATGCTGGAGGCGCTGAAAGATGGCAAGGGCGATTGATGCAGACCGACTGAAACAGGCCATAGACCATGATTATTATGAGCATTACACCAAATATCACGATAGCGACCAAACAGCCCTGATTGATATGGTGATGGACGATATTGACGAGATGCCCACCCTCACCCCGCCGAACGAGGCGCTGACGCTTGGACTGGTCGATAAGTATGGCGCACCTCTGTATGCAGGTGACACCGTGGCTGCTGACAAATTTTTTATGTACGCTATCCGGTACGGAAGCCACAATGTAAACCCGAAGCAATGTGAACCCGCCTATCAGGTCGGGTGGTATCTGGAAATTGTTTGGGCACTCTACAACGAAGACAAAACGTATATCGGGCACACTGAGGCGCTGTATGACATTGGTGGAGTGGCTGCCAGATACCCGGCCCATTGTGCGGATACTACGGAGGGAGTACAAAACCTGCTGTTGTATAAGCACCGCCCGCCGGAGGTATCGCCATGAGACAGCAATACACCCGCGCAGAGCTGGAATCCATCACCCAGGAGACCGCAATATACATTGAGGGAGCAGGGATAGCCCAGCTCCAATGGGGCGGCCTGGAGATTGCAGAGGAGGTAAAGGACGGGTACCTGTACTGCAAGCACATCAAGCCGTTTGCGATGGATCTGTACGACAAATACTGGACGGCCTGGGATGGGCCGCCGGAAGAGGTGGAGAACGCATGAAAACGATTTGCATTACTTGCAAAAATGACTGCAATAACGCCGGTACAACGGCCAGAATTTCTTGGTGCCCTCAGTACAAACCAGGACGAATTTTGTCCAACGCCGACCGCATCCGGGCCATGAGCGACGCAGATTTGGCGAGATGGCTTGAATACGAGGGTGGAGGAGCCTGTGCAGAGGTTTATGGGTGGCTGGCGTGGCTCCAGCAGCCAGCGGAGGAGGGCAACAATGGACATTGAGAAGCTGGATATAAACGCAGTATGCTTTGGTATCCTTTGCAATTTTACCCCTGTATGCGGAGAAGAACGAGCAAAAGAGGCGGTTGAGAGGAGGACAACAAGTGGATAAACCAAGAATTGCGCAGGTGCTGGGAGTAGAGGTCGGAGAGGATGTCAAATACCGACATACAGATGGAACAGCAGAAAATATTTGTGTTTGTGAGGATGGGCGGGTTATTATTTCTTCTCTTTCATGCAAAATGTCAACCGTTGCTGTACTTATAAATGCCATCAACCACCCAGACCGCATCATCCGAAAGCCCCGCTGGACGGAGCAGGAGGTGGAGAGGGCGAAGGCTATCAAAGTGCTATATCCAGTTGTTAAAACATTGGCATACGTTGATATAGTGGGACAGACATTTTACATGTATGATGACGAAGACAACTATAAGGGCAGTCTTGATAACCTTGATGAAACGTTTCCTACGCTGAGGAGCATAAGGCGGGCCACATTGGACGAGATCATCGGAGGTGCCCAATGAAATCCCCTGAGTGTGTATGCAAAACGTCAGAAGAGTACATTCGTGTTGCGTTAGCTCTAGAAACTCTTGCTTACCATGACAAAAACTACTTAGACAGTACATTCGCAAAGAGCAATGCTGCTATCAGTGAAGAGATACAGGCTTGCTTGCAGAAGGCTTTAACGATGATGGAGGAAAAACAATGAGAGAAATCCTTTTCAAAGCCAAGCGGCTGGATAATGGAGAGGTGCTATATGCGGACACATGGGTATAAAGGAACAGATGTATATCGCCTGTGGGGGCAGATTGTAACAAGATGTGAAAACCCAAACGCCAAAAGTTACAGATGGTATGGGGCGCGTGGGATTACTATGGATGATACATGGAGAAGCGATCCAAAATCTTTTTGCGACTGGGCGATTGCGCATGGTTATAAAGCAGGGTTAGAGATAGACAGAATTGACGTGGACGGGAATTATACGCCCAATAACTGCCAGTTTGTTACGCATAAAGAAAACTGCGCCCCTAATAAGCGAAGGTTGAGGGCAACAAATAAAACAGGAGAACGGAATATTTGCTTCTCGAAACATGGGAAATTTGAAGCCTATGCTTACATAAATGGAAAGCAAAAATATATCGGTGCTTATCGTACTCTTGCAGACGCAGTAAAGGCAAGGGATATTGCGGAGGGCTCCATCCACGACGGGGAGGGCGGACAGCATGAGGAGGGATAGCACTTGAACGAGTTCCCGGAGAGGCTGAGGCGAATAAGAGAAAGGAACCGGTTGAGCCGGTATAAACTCTCTGATTTATGTGGGATATCGTCTGACCAAATCAGAAGATATGAACTTGGAGAAAGAAAGCCTCGGTCAGATGCACTAGAGGCAATAGCTGACTATTTCGAAGTGTCGACAGATTACTTGCTCGGAAGGACGGACTATCCGTGTGTAGTTAAACCTTTATCGTCTCACAGAAGAATTTGATAATTCCTCCTTTTTGAGGAATCACAACCTGAATTTATGCGAAAATGGGAGCGTGGGGGCGTATGCCCCTGCGCTCCCATTCTCTTTCCATCCCCTTTTCCTCCTTCACGCAGAGTGGGTGGCGTCGGTGCATCTGCCGCCACCCTCTCTGTGTGCAATATGCCGCCGGTCGAACACCACCCCACTATTCGGGGCATGAGGGGTCGCACCCCTCTGGCGGCGAATGACGGTGGAAAGACACTACACCAGATTGCCAGAGCGTCTAGGCGCTGGGAAGAGTAAGACGCGAGCCGCCTGTCATGGGGGCGGAGCTAAAAAAGCGGTGGCAGCTATGACCTGCCCCGGCGCTATCCCACTGAAAACTGCCCTGCGAGTGGCTAATCATGATGTCGCCGCCGAGACCAGGGTGTGTCAATCTAAGCGAGACGGCGCAAATATGCCATCTTAGCTCAACTGGTAGAGCAACCGTCTTGTAATCGGTAGGTTGGAGGTTCGATTCCTCCCGGTGGCTCCAGAGATGCCCGGTGTATGCCGGACAAAGCATCATCTTGTGGTGGTGCTTTATATGCCGAGTGCAGCAGCAGAAGCGGAAGCGGCGGCCATGGACAACGCCGTGGACGTGTGGCGGCTCAATGCCGCCTCTCGGCTCCAAACGCAGATGGAAAGCAAAAGAGGCACTGCGCGATTAAAATAAATGCCAATGGGCGGCTGGACAACCTACTGTCCGCCATACGCCGCTCCTCGCCGCATGAGGCGGGCGGTGGCACCAAAACTGGAGTGATAACCACAATGGGAGATCCATTTGAACTGCTCAGACATGCACAGACAGCATACAATAACGACTTACGCCCTTGGGAACAGTCAAAAGAATACTGGGATAGACTGAAAAAGTTTTGCGATTACTCAGAGCGCTGGAGAAAAGAACAAGAGAAAGACATCGTATGGCCAAAGCCAAAAGACGTAGGGGTAGTTCGTAAAGGAACGACGGAATGGGACGTGTTCCATGAGCTGTCAATGAAGCGGCTCAAGAGAAATGGGATTCATTTGTGAACATAATACCGGGCGGTTCGGTGGGGCAGCGGTTGCTGGACAACAAGGGCCAGCCATTGGAAGAGGCCGAACTAAAATAATAATGCTGTCAGACCCGCAGAAAGCCTGACCAGACCCGCAGCATACCCCGCAAGGGGTATCTATGCCCCCAAAAGCGCACGAGCTGGAGAGGGCAAAAAAGCCGCCCCCGGAGGGGCGGCAGGATTAGCTCAGAATTTCTTTCAGTTTGTCCAAATTCCCGGCATTGGGGCTGACCTTGCCGCTCTCCCAGCGGGATATCACGGCCTGGTTAACGTCCATCGCATCCGCAAGCTGGGCTTGAGTCAAGCCTTTGGCCTTTCTGGCGGCGGAAATATCAAACTCGACAGACGCAAGGGGGCGCTTGCCTTTACCGGCAAAATAGCCTAACTGCCAAGCCCCCTGCATTTCAAGGGGCTGGAACTTTTCAGAGCCTCCCTCCACAGGCGGGTCGATGCTGGTGATCTCGCAAAGCGCCTCAGCAACCTGCCGGTCGAGATCCCCCTTTAGGAGGCCAAGCCGGTGAGCGTCGGAAATGACTCTGGCGAGTGCTGTATACGGGCGCTGAGCGGCAAGGGTGAGATCCCCGCCGATCTCCTGCGGATATGCCGCCGCGTTGAGCCGGCCGAACACCCAGCCGAACACGTATGCTTCTCTGTTTGTCATAACAATCCTCCTATCAAAGCCCCAAAAGCTCCGCAAGATTTTTCTGATTCTGCTCACACTTGGCCTTGTACTCGTCGCTCTGATGCCATTCGGCGGACTTGCGGCACATGACATCATCTAGGTCGGCAAACAACTGGGCAATGGAGGAACCATGGTTCTCCATCGGGGGGGAGAGGTAGCACAGGGTTTCGCGGACGGCATACAGTTGGTCAAGGGTCATACGCTCAAAACGCTCTTTCATCATGGTATGGTCCTCCTTTTCGTTCAGGCGGCCACGAAGCTGCCGGTCATGTTGTCCACATAGCCGATACGCTCGGTGCGCTTACGGTTCCAGGCGTTGGTGTAGACAGCAACCTCAACATAAGTGCGGTTATGGCCGCTCTTGGCCCAGTCATTGATGTGGATCTTGGTGTTCCAGGTGATATTTTCGGCGACGGCTTCAGCGGCCTTGATGGCCTTGGCGAGCGCCCAGGCGGCTTTGAGAGCGATGGACATGGACACGTTAGCGCTGCGGCGGATGCTCCAGGCGTTGATCATGATCTCGTGCTTGTTGTACATAACTCATTACCTCCTGGGATCGCTCCCTCTTGATGATTTAATTATATCATAAAATATGAT